GAGCGTTTAAAGACATTAGTTTATCGTTTTTACCCCACCCAGTCACTAAAGATTTACCAATTCTCAAGAATGAGAGTGCAATTCGTCGATCTGTGCGTAATATTGTCGAAACAATACCGTCTGAAAAATTTTTTAACCCTGATTTTGGGTCAGATGTGTACCGAAGTCTCTTTGATTTTGTTGATTTTGGTACAGCAAACGAAATTCAGGAACAAATTAAGACTTCAGTCGAAAATTTTGAACCAAGAGTTGATAATGTAAGGGTTGAAGTTGACCCATTTCCTGATTTGAATCAGTTTGAAGTCACTGTAATTTATGATATCGTCGGTCAAGAGTTCCCAACTCAAGAATATTCATTTATATTAGAGGCAACAAGGTAAATGCCTTTCTCAAATTTTACAAATCTTGATTTCGATCAGATAAAAACATCAATTAAGGACTATTTAAGAGCAAATTCTAATTTTTCGGACTTTGACTTTGATGGTTCAAACTTTTCTGTCTTAATTGACACACTTGCGTATAACACATATATTACTGCATTCAACTCAAACATGGTTGTAAACGAATCTTTCCTTGATTCTGCAACTTTGAGAGAGAATGTGGTTTCATTAGCATCAAACATTGGATATACACCAAGGTCTAGAACGGCAGCAAACGCACAAATATCGTTTGATGTTAGTATCACTAGTAGTGTGAGTTCAGTCACCTTACAACCTGGTATAGTATGCACAGGAGACGTTGATAATGAGACATATACTTTTGCAATTACAGAACCAATAAGTGTAAATGTTGTTGATGGGGTTGCAAAGTTTGAAAATATTAATGTTTATCAAGGAACTTACCTAGAAAAAACATTTAAATATGACGGATCACTTGATCAAAGATTTATATTAGATAATGCATTTATAGATACTTCAAAAATTGTTGTTTATGTCAGACCAGATGGAAGTAACGTAACTGGAACTGAATATACACTAATAGATGATATTGTTAATATTGATTCAAATTCAAAAATTTTCTTAATCAAAGAAATACAGGATGAAAGATATGAATTAAAATTTGGAGATGGATTTTTTGGTAAAAAATTAGGAAGTGGTGCTAATCAGGATGGTGATGAAATTATTGTCAAATATATTACAACAGATGGTGAGGAAGGAAATGGCGCACAATTTTTTACTTTCTCTGGAATATTAAAATCTGGAAACACAATCGTAAATTTTGAAACTCCATCAATTATAACGAATGTCAAAGCACAAAATGGAGGAAATATTGAATCTATTGACTCAATTAAGTATTTTTCACCAATAACGTACTCATCTCAGAATCGAGCAGTTACATCAAGGGATTATGAGTCAATAATTAAGAAAATTTATCCAAATACAGAGTCTGTCTCAGTAATCGGTGGTGAAGAATTAGATCCACCAGAATTTGGTACAGTTGTAATCAGTATAAAACCCAAAAATGGTGATTTATTATCAGATTTTTCAAAAAATCAAATTTTATCAAAATTAAAGCAATATACAATTTCAGGTATTAATCAAAAAATTGTAGATCTTAAAATATTATATATTGAACTTGATTCAAATGTGTATTATAACGATTCTTTTATATCATCAGCTGATTCTTTAAAAACAACTGTCATAGATTCTCTCACAAAATACTCTCAATCAATTAACTTAAATCAATTTGGTGGAAGATTGAAATATAGTAAGTTGTTAAGTGTTATTGATAATAGTAATAAAGGAATTACATCAAATATAACTAAAATTAGAATGCGCCGCAATTTACAAATAGTATCAAACAAATTTTCACAATATGAATTGTGTTTTGGTAATAAATTTTACGTTGATCCTAGTGGATTTAATATAAAATCAACTGGGTTTACAATTTTTGGAAAATCAGGAACATTCTATCTATCAGATATTCCAAATTCTGATCTTACAACAGGAGTTTTACGTATAATTCAAATATTAGAAGATGGGTCAATAGGTAATATCATTTCAAATGCAGGATCAATCGATTATGAAAAAGGTGAAGTAAATGTATCCACAGTTAATTTTTTATCAACAGAAAAACCTAATAATATTATTGAAGTACAAGCATTTCCAAGATCAAATGATGTTGTCGGATTAAAAGATTTGTATGTCTCACTTAACATCTCAAATAGTTCAATAAATATGGTAAGAGATGTTATTTCATCAGGGGACGAAGTTTCTGGAGTTCAATTTACTAGAGATTTCTACTCATCAAGTTATCCAAACGGAAAAATAATTAGGACATGATACAAACAGGGATTGTAAGTAAAGTAAAAATACAAGATATATTATCGAATCAACTTCCCAATTTTATTCGGGATGAAAGTCCTCTTACTGTTGATTTTTTAAAACAATATTATATTTCACAAGAGTATCAAGGTGGTCCTACTGATATTTCCGATAATTTAGAGCAATATATTGATATTAATAATCTAACACCAGAAGTCATAGTTGATAGTACAATTTTATCTTCAGGAATAACATCAACAACTTCTGAAATTGTTGTTTCATCAACAAAGGGATTCCCTAATCAGTATGGACTATTTAAGATAGATGATGAAATAATTACATACACTGGTTTAACTACAAATACATTTACTGGTTGTATTCGTGGATTTAGTGGAATTACTAGCTATCATGCTGATTTAGAAAAGGACGATTTGGTATTTAATTCATCAACAGCAGAAAGTCACGTTACATCATCTTCTGTTCAGAATTTAAGTTCATTATTTTTAAAAGAATTTTATAAAAAATTTAAAGCAACATTTTTACCAGGATTAGAGGAAACTGATTTTCAATCAAATTTAGACGTTGGAACATTTATAGGAGAAGCAAGGTCACTATATCAGACAAAAGGAACAGATGAGTCATTTCGAATATTATTTAATGTTTTATATGGTATAACACCGTCTATTCTTAATTTAGAAGAGAGATTAATAAAACCCTCATTTGCAAATTATGTGCGAAGAAGAGTTTGTGTTGCCGAACTTTTAGAAGGAAATCCTCGAAAACTTCAAGGACAATCTTTACTTAAAGGATTGACTGGACAAACTTTGTTTAGAAGTGATCTTGATATTGATGTAAACGCATCAATATCCGAAATTGAACCTTTTGAAAGAACTGATTCTGGTTTGAGTGGAATCACAACTTACTATAAGATTGGTTTATTTATTGGATATGATGATAATTCAGATGTAAGAAGTGATTTTATAGTTGTTCCAAATACAAAATCAATTGAGAATGTTTCAGTTGGTGCGAGTGTAATTACTGTTGATTCAACAGTTGGTTTTGGAACTACAGGAACAATTATATCAGGTGTAAACACAATCACATACACTGATAAAACAGTAAATCAATTTTTGAATTGTACAGGTATTACGAGTGCAATAGAACCGATACAAAATATTAGATCAAACATAACTTATTTTGGTTTTGAGGATGGTGACTTAAATAAAAAAGTAGTATTAAGATTAACTGGAGTTATTTCTGAGTTTGAACAAGAGGGAAATATTGACGTTAATGAAGGAGAAATAATTTCTATCAAACATATTGGTGATAAAGTTCAAAATCCTGAAAGTAATGCAACATATAAGGAAACTTTTGCAAATTCATGGATTTATAATACGAGTTCTTCATATTTTATTGTAGAAAAATCGGGTAATACTCATACTTTAGGTAGTGAAATTGACCAATCAAGTTTAAAGGTTGGTGATACTGTTGAGATTGTTCAAAGAGATAGTAATAATATTATACCATCAAGTGATGAAATTCGTGTAGTGAGTATTAATAAAAATGAAAATTCTGTTACTTTAAGTGATAGTGTTATTTCAGATTTTGTTACCGAAGAAGATAAAGAAAAATTTAAGTTAAGAAAAAAATTAAATAAACCAAATAGTTCTGGTGCTGTAATAGAGTATGGTTCTAATTTAATATCAGATATTCAAAATGTTTATGTTGATGATGAAAATGCGTATATTACATCAAACTCATTACCATCATTTTCAAATATATCTAACAAGTATTTTGATCAAATAAAAATAAATACAAAAAATATTTCAGCAAATTTTGCAGATGCTAATAATGTAATATTAGAAGATCCACTAGATGATGAAACGACTTTTTCAACAATAAAATTTGGATCTGCTGTTCCATTTGAAACTGGAGATAAAATATTTTACAGTTTTACCAATGGAAATTCACTTGTAGGTTTAGAAACTGGTGCTTACTATCTAAAAGTTTTTGATGATAATGAAAAAATTAAATTATATGGATCTCCTTCAGGTTTAGATGATGGACAGAATATTAATATTTCAAGAGATCCAAATGATGGAATTCATAATTTTATTTTATTTTCGCAGAGATCAAATAAAATTGGTGCTCAGAAGTTAGTAAAAAAATTCACTTTATCCCAAAATTTAGGAAATGGGGAAAATGAAGTAACACCAGTTGGTGAAACAGGAATATTAATTAATGGAGTTGAAATTAAAAATTATAAATCCGATGATAAGATATATTTTGGACCATTAACTTCTGTTGATGTTTTAAATTCTGGTGAAGATTATGATGTGATAAATTTACCTAATATTATAATATCAACTGGAATTGGCACAACTGCACTGGTACAACCTGTTGTGTCTGGTAAAGTTGAAGATGTTTTTGTAGATCCTCAAAATTTTGATGTTGATCGAATAGTATCAATTGGAATAACTGGAGGTAATGGATCTGGTTGTATATTAGAACCAATTATAGGTACAAGATTTAGAAAAGAATTCTTTAGAACAGAACCAATAACAAACGAAACTAGTAGTGGTATTAATACAACTAATGAAACTATTACATTTTTGGAAGAACACAATTTTGTTGATGGAGATAAAGTAATTTATGATTCCAATTCTCGTGAATCTATAAAAATTGTAGGTGTTGCAACTAACAAATTAGTCAATAATTCAGCTTACTATGTTGGATTAGTCAACACAAAGACAATTAAATTATATGAAACATTTGAAGATTATTCATCTGGAATATCAACAATAAATTTAGGTTCTAATAGTGGATTAGGTAACCATATTTTTAAAATTGGATTAAAAAATTCTTTATTAGATATAAAGGTCATAGATGGTGGTCAAAATTACACTAATAGAAAGTTAATTGTCAAACCAACAGGTATATCCACAGCAAATAATACAATTAATTTTACAAATCATGGATTTAATGATGGTGATTTAATTGAATATACTGGAAATATTTCGGGATTGAACCAAAATAATAATTATTACATTGTTAAAACCGATGATAATTCTTTTAGTTTAAGTAATGCTGGAGTTGGTGGAACAATAATATCAAACTATCAAAGAGAAGAGATAGTAACTTTAAATTCTT